AACCCTTTTCGGTCGGATAGAAGCCGAACATGTCCCGCACCGAGCCCGGCGTGAATTCGTCCAGGTCCGGCGAGAAGTCTCGATATGGGAGACGGACGAGATTGCGGCGGCTAGGCATAGTATGGCCGGATTTGTATGCCGCCTCGGATGCGCGCCGCCTGTTCGTTCAGCGACATTCTCTCAAGCGCTTCGCGGTCGCGCGCCCGCGTTGCCCGGTCCGGATCGTCGACGACGGTCTCGCACATGATGAGCACGGTCGATGCGATGATTAGCTCGGCGCCGTCTTGCGTCCAGAAACTAACGTCCGTGTCTTCCAGGGGCGCCGGAATCTTGGAGCCGACCGTTAATTCAACCGTCCATGCGCCCGCCGGCGTCGGGAAAAAGCGGATGTAATTGGCGCGCAGCGACCATTCCGCCGGGATGGTCTGTACCGGCGGCGACACGGCGTCTTCGTCGATAATCTCCCGCCAAGGCACGAAGACGAGCGGAATCCATGCGCCGTTCAATAGGAGCCGGACTTTCTCGACTTGCTGGATCGGCTGGCCCGGAACGTCGGCGAGCGGGCTGAAAAGCTGATAGGACGAGACGCCCGGCCGCGTCGCTACATACGTCGTCTGTGCGGACGGATAGAAAAGCTCGCGTGTGTAGTATTCGATCCTGCCGCGCGCGTATGCGTCGGCATCGGGAAGTAGCCAGGTCTTATTCCCGAGGTCTTTGACGATTCTGTTTTTTACGTCCCCCCAGGTCAGGGAGTAATAAGGATTGATGATGCTGCCGGCCATTCAACAACCACTTCCCGATTCTTTCCACGCAGAACCATTTGACCACAATTCACAAGCCGTACTGCCGCCGCTTGTATAGGTTGTGCCGCTTGTGCAGGCCGTGGAATCGGATACGCACGCACGAGCGTGATTGTTGGCCGATGCAGCAGCAGGAATGGCGGTTCCAGCAGCGGAATATATGGTAATGAATTTGAAAAATGGCGATCCAAATCCGTCACCTGAATTTATGTAGCAATAACCTGGATAGCCAAAGTTGTAGGCGGGGGAATCGCATTCTATCTGGGTATATGAAGAAGAATTGTCTTGAACGCCAAAGTCGAGCTCAGCTCCAGTCCCGCCTGGACCTTCTTCAAACCAACTGAGAACCCCAGCTGTACCGCTGTCCAATTGGATATAAGCTATATCACTATTTGCGGTATCGGGTTGGATTTGTAGGTCAACATTGCCGTTATGCCCAGAAGCATTGTTGATGATGAGGGCATTGTCCATCTCGTTGCCGGATGTGTTCGTGGAGTTGAACACGTTGGCACTCGATGCGCCTGTTACTACGCCGGCTAGAGTCGGGCTGAAACTCCCGAGGCCGTTGAAAACCGAATAGCCATTCGAGCCATTCCACAAATAGAGCAGGCCGCTCTTGGGCTGATAGCACCAAGGAGCTTTCGGGAATTCAGTTGTGACGCTATCGCAGTATTGGCTGGAGACGAAACCGAACGAAGTCATCGGCGCGGTCTGGGCCAAAGCCGAAGACGCGCAGAGCAGACTCGCTAGAAGACCAAATAGCCATTTCAACGGATTACTCCCCGTGAATATAGCGGAGCGTTTCCGGCTGTTGCTTGGCCGGATGCTCGCCGTCGTTCTTCCCGCCGTTGACCGGGTTGTAGAATTTCGTAGCGTTGCCCGGATTCGTCGGCGTCGTCCGGGTCGTCTGTACGCCCTCGGCCAGCTTGCCAACATCCTGAGCCATTCCTTTGCCCATTTCTTTCATCGTAGACCCCTTAGAAATGGTCGAGCGCGCCCTTCACCGTATCGATCGCGCCGCCCGAAGCTGTGTTCTCGACATGGTGGACGGCCCGGCTGAAGAAGGACGGATTCGCGGCCGGCGAAGACTTCGGCTTTTCCGGATGCTCCGAGACATATTTGCCCATCGGCGTGTCTTCGCTGGTCGGCCGATGTTCCTCTTTCGCGTAGCGATCGTCGTTCGGGCTCGCCATTTACGGAGTACCCCCGGTGCCGCCAGTACCGCCGGTGCCCCCGGTTCCTCCGGTTCCACCCGCCGCGCCGGTTCCGCCAGTACCCCCGGTGCCACCTTTAGCGCCCGTACCACCCGTGCCGCCGGCAAACTGACCGCCGCCGGTGAACGCTACGTAAGAGCTTGAGCCGTCCCACACATAAAGAATTCCGTTCTGTGGATTGAAGCACCACGGAGCATTGTGGACTTCGCTCGTGAAATTCGCGCAATTGTAGGAAATCAGCGTGCCGTTGATGGTGCCGGGAGTAATTTGTGCCTGCACATCGCCCATTTGCATGACATAGAGCATGGCGATAAATGCGGCTGTCCCGATGACGGCCAGGCCGAGACCGATGATTCGCTTCATCACTTCTTTTTCTCCGGGTAATGGCCGCCGTGCGCCTTTTCTTTGCGTTCCTCGCTCATCTTGATGGCGATCGCCTGTTTTCGATCCGTGACCGTATGCCCGCTCCCGCTCTTGAGTAGCCCGTGTGAAAACTTGCCCATTACGCGAGAGCTAGGCATACGATCCCCCCGTCACCGCCGGCTCAAAGGCCTAATAATCGCCGCGTTTCTGATACTTCGAATAGACCTGGGGCGCCATCGCCATCGATCCGCCCTGCTTGGTCGATTCGACGTTTCGCGTACCGTCGCCCATTCCGCCGCCGCTCGCCGGCGCCGGCATGATGGAATCGCCGTAGGTCAGCGGATGGTATTCCTCGCTCATCGGATCGAGGTCGCGCGGATTGCCGACTTCCATTCCGCCGTTGTCGAGCGCGTTGCAGAGAATGCCGCCCGTCACCATTTCCTCGGAAGTCGAATAGCCGGCCGCGTCGCGCCGCTGCTGTTCGTGATCCATTCCCGGCGTGTGATTCACCGGACGGCCGTAAGGGTAAGCGCCCTTGAAAATCTTTTCTTCAGCCATTGTTCTCGCTCCTAAAAGTCGTGATTGCGTTTCGGGCCTGGGTCTTGCCCGGTTGCGCTCCCTGCCGTGATCTGGAATCGCCGGGATTCGACCGCATCCGTTGTCTGATTCGGATAGCCGGTCTGCATCCCGAAATCCCCAAGCGGATCGCCGGCCGGGGTCGACTGGACTTCAGGAATGGGATGATCCGGCGTCGAGGCCGCATCCGGTCCCATCATCCCGAAGAAGCCGATTCCCAAGTGCAGCAATTCCGCCATGATTCGCCTCTAGACGGTCGGAGTCGGGCCGGCCATGTGATAGCCGACGGCGCCCTTGATCGTCACGCTGTGCTCGCCAGTATTCGGCGCGGTCGTGACCTTAAAGAGCAGGTCGAAGAAGCCGCCCGAGTCGTTCGGCCCAAACTGGCTGTACGAAAAAGGCAGATGGCCGGCTACGCCGTCCTTCTGCGAGTAGTACGTCGCCGCCGCGCCGCTCGCCGGCGTCTGGATCGCCATGTACGACGCCGGATCGGGGACGTATGCCGAGCCCGAGCCCGTTTCCGCCGGCAGCGTGGTATTCGAGAGCACGTCACCGAGGCTGTAGGCCACCGTCGAGCTACCCGCGCCGCCGTCGATGACGGGCACATAGAGATACCACCAATCGACGATGATTCCGGGTCCGAGGCCAGGGAACGTCATCAGACGAACCGTGTCGTTGACGACGAAGTTGGTCCCGACGAGGAAAGAGAATTCCCGCGTCAGAGGCCATCCGCCCGGCGCCGTCAGCGGCGAGGCCTGATAATTGTCAGCGTAGTAAACCGTTGCCATAGAGTCTCCCTTTGCGTACCTCGCTTTCGGTCATCTCGTTCCAGTTGCGGCCGGTATTTTTGTTTAATTTCCTATCGTTTTTACGATCCGCTCGGGCTCGCGTAGCTCGAAATCGTGATCATGCCGTAATCCTGGGACAGGAACTGGACTTTCTTGACGCCCCAGATAAAGCCGATCGTGATGCGAAGCTGGTTGCCCGCGTCCAGCAATTCCTCGTACCAAGAGGCCCGCAGAGGCGCGCCCATGTCGCTCGGCGCTCCGCCGAAAGCCATCGTGGCCGCCTGTGCGCCGACGAAGACCGCTCTCGCGATTGACGTTTTGCCGAGGCAGCCGGGGCCGGCGACCATTTGCAGCGATGGAGAGACCATCCACTGATTCTGTGTGGCGTCGCCCCACGGAACCCGACGGGTCTGGTGCATGACCACGTTTTCATAGACGCCGATGGCGCCGGTGAAAAGCGGATTGCCCGAGACCTGTCCACCCTGCATAGCCAGAGCGAAGATATTGCCCCACTCGCCGGGATTGAAATTCTTTTTCAAATCGCGGACTTGCAGATGTGACAGGAACAGGACGCCCTGAATTTCGACGCCCTTTATCTCGACCGGCTTGATGGGGAACTGGAGTTGGCCTTGCGCGAGCGCAACCGCCTGGGGAATGAGCGACAGGCTGAAAAGGCCGTTGCTCACGGTCATGGCGGTCTCGTTACCGGAAGTCGCCGCCGCGCCGCTCGCCAGAATCCAGTTATTCGCGCTGGGCGCGATCGTCGCATTGTTGCCGACGTAGGCCAGATTCGTCTGATTGGTATTGCCGCCAAGCTGGTTCAGGAGCCCGTAATCCAGAATCTCCTTGCCCCAATTGGCGTTTGATACGACGGCCGAATCGCGCAGCGAAATCGGGATGCGCTGCTGCGACATGCGGCCTTTGAGCAGGATCGCGTTACGCTGTTGATTGATATACAGCGTGTCCTGTACGGGCGAGAGCGACAATTCCGAGCCCGATACCGGAGCATCGCCGAGGACGCCGGGACCGAGAGCATTCGGAATCAGGTCATATTTGACCGTATCGCCGGGGCCGGCCAGCGTCTCAGACAGGAACTGGACAAATCCCGTCTGGTCGCGCGCGGAAAGGCCCATTGCCGCGAGCTTGAAAGCGATCGTCGAATAGATCGCCTGTGAAAAGGCCCGTTCGGAGTAGACAACTACTGCGGTCGGGTCATTCTGCGCAATTACGGTTTCGGCCATAGTCCTACGCCCTCGCTCCTATGCGAGCCCCCTGGTTTGAATTGTGTTTTCGTTAGCCGTCTTCATCCAATCCCTCGAACGCAAAAGACACGTTCACCGAGACTGGCTTTATGACGGAAAGCCGGAAGGAAAACGAAGCAGGGTTTTGACGATCGACACCCCGCGAAACGTGATTCAGTATTTGCCCGTTCTCAAGTATCTGGTCAATACACGTTGACAAGTAGTGCGTTCTTTGGTACTACATTTCTGTGATGGAAATGGCTCGGCCACAGCGCCACCAGATTACCGTCGAAGGGTATAAGTGCCTGCGCTGTGGGCACGTTTGGAAGCCTCGAAACCTCCGCATTTCCCCAATAACTTGCCCAAATCCAAAGTGTCGGTCGGCATATTGGGATAAGCCTCGGCGAAACAATGGCTAAGCGCGACGATCCGACCGCGAAAATGTGGGCGAAAATGATGATAGAGCGGGGCATGGCGAATGCGGTTGGCATCAAACCGCCCGCGCCCCAAGCCGTCGATCGCAAGCGCTTGATGACGGCTCAACAGATTCGCCGGGAATTTCCCAACGAAGAAGCCCGGATACGCGAATTCATCGAGCGCGAAATCGACGAAGCCCGAGAGGCCGGCCGGGAATTCAAGTCCTGGAATGACGCAATGCGGGACGCCATGACAGGAACCGGCGAGACGGCCTATCAGCGCGCCGCGCGCGAGCGTGACGAATACCTAGCCAAAGTGCAGGCGGCGAAGATCGGCGTCCTCGGCGACAAGCCTGTGGATAATGGCACAACCGTTGTGGATAATCCGATCTTCAGGGATGCGATCGGCATGTACGATTCCGAGACGGTCGCCGCGCAGCGGCAGGCGAATAAATATCTGTCGATGATGCTTGAGCAAATGCCGCAGCGCGAAGTCACCGAAATATACCGGCGCGGGATACGGATTGCGCCCGTCGATCCGCCACCGAGATTGACCGACGCCATTCGCAAGGAAGCACCGAGCTTGCGGCGAGCGCGTGCATCGGAAAAGAAAAAGATCGAAGTGCCCGAAGTCGGGCCGCAACCTAAGCGTAAAATCGAATTGGATTAGGGGGTCATTGGAATGTCCGAGATGCTAGACATGGGCGGCGGGAACAAGGTTCCGGCTACTAGAGTCGAAATCAAAGAACGCCACGAAAAAGAGTCCGAATACGTCCTCGAAGACGGGAGCACCATCCGGGTTATTCATCCGGTCATGGCGATCTACCGATTCGATGGCCCCAAGGCATATGACACGCGCGGGAATCCGGTCTATTTCGTGATGGCGCAGCCGTTGCCCTTCACGATCAAGTCCGAGGCATTGATGCAAAAACCGATGGACGGGGAGAAGCCGGTATGAAGCCAATTCTGCGAACGTCCGTCACGCTCTTTGCCGCCGTGGCTTTCGGATTCGGGCTTTGCCTGTTGACAACTTATCGGCCGAGACCCAAGGCCGAGCCGATAACGTCGCCGGCGAAACAGCACAATCCCGAGCCCCAGGTCATCATGCCGCAATTGACGTATCACCCGGACCCGCCTTACACCGATGCGGTCTAGGAAGTTATGAAAACTCGGAACTCGAAACGGCCTTGCGGTGGCGGCAGTATAACGGCCGGTCGGCGATCGAGCGCCTGCCGGCAAACCGCATCGAATGAAATCTAGTCGCTGCGCCCGCTGGCATCAGCACTATCTGTGCGGCGGATTTCTCTACTGGTTCGGGAAGAAGCTGAAATGCGAATGCTTATGTCATGCGTAGGCTGGACCGCATGCTATACGCTGCTGGAAGTCGGAATTGCATTGATCGTGTGTCCGCTGCTGCTTTTGCTCTGTAGTCCGGGCCGCGCCCGCCGGCCTTAGAGATGGCATATCCCGGATTGGCCGTGTCGTCAGCGGGCATCTAGAATCTGTTACCGCAAGCCGTACAGCGTAAGCCGTGCATGGCCTTCCGGATTGCCCGGACGGCCTCTCTCACTATCCTCCTAGCCTTTCGCGGGTTCATCTCTTGGCCCTTGTCCCGAGCAATCGCCGCATCGTGTAGCGATTGTTGATCTGCGATTCTTCTGGCAGGTACGAATAATGCGCCTCATCGGGCAGGCCGCGTAGCCGATAGGGGTCTTCGACAAAGTTGTATTGATCTGGCCGGTCGATAACTTTCGCCCGGTCGACCGAGCACCGATAGCAGAACGGCCCGTTGCCGAGCCAGTAATATCCCCAGGAATCCAGCTTCCAGCCGCAATTGCCGGCGCAGCGAAGGCCCGATTGCGGCAGGGGATAGGCGCCGGTCTTGTCCGGCCTAATGATCGTATTGGGCGCCGTGTGGATCATTTCAGGAGCCTCAGAGTATCGGCCGGCGCGACTTCGATCTTTTTCTCGTTCGCCTGTTCGGCTTGCGCCATTTGGGCGGCCATCTCGACCATCTTGATGCCGAGCATGGCAACGAAATTCCAGTTGCCGCCGAATTTGATTTCCGCCGAGGCGCAGACGATCGGCGCCTTGCCGCGCTCGCCTCGGACAATCGGACTATCGATCAGGTCGATCGTCGCGTAGTCTGGTTTTTGGTCAGTCAGCCGCCATGACGTAGATAATCCCGGCGGCCACGGTGCTTTTCCTTCTGGCATTTCAATCCCTCGGTTCCGACCATAAAGTTGAAACTGTAGCTATACTTATTACCTCATCAACGACCACATTCGCACGACAGTCCAGATCGACGCGAAGCCATCCGCGAAATAGAAGGCGGAAACGATCCTTCCAAGAAAAATGAGTAATTACAGTTGTCCGAAACCAACCGGGTAATTTGCTGGCGCGAGGATCGTCGTCTATCCATCTTTCGGGGAATCGGCGATAAAATCCGAGCTTGTATAACAATTCACGTCTCAAAGATCGTTTAGCGACAACGGCAACTTGATCGGTATTCCCCATTTCTTAATCCCCTTGTTCTTCTTCGCCGGCGAGCCACATCATAAAGGCCGGCCACCAGTACCAGATCATCATCGCTGGAAGATGCGTTCGAACCAGCGCGGGTCTTCGGCATCCTGCCGCTGAATGAACTCGGCGCGCTGTTGCGGATCGGCCGTCTCCAGAAATTCAGACAGCGCCTCTTTGTCTTGGATCACCGGGCGTGGCGCCGGAGAATTTCCCGGCTGCATCGCCGACAAGCTCTCGCCTCGGCCGCGCTCGACCGATGCGCGCACCCGGTCTATCGCCTTAGCCGGCGCAGCGGCAGCCTCGCCCTCCGGATTCCATCCGCGAGCCCGCGCCGCCTTCACGATGACCTCGGGGACGCTTTGCCCCGTTCGGCGCGCAATCTCCGCAAGCTGATTGCGACCGTTGACGCTGATTTGATTCCGCGCGACTTCCAGGGCAATGTCCTCGGGCGCCGTTTCTCCGCCGCGTAACCGGGCCTCGCGCTCGAAAGCCGCCTCGTTCGCTTCAAGCATCTGGGCCGCGAGCGCGGTCAGGCCGCCCGTGTCGCCCCAAATCTTGTGTTCGCTACTCTCCAGGTAGCGCATCGCCTTATCGTAATCAGGATGACTCTGCCGGTAATTGGCCTCCTGATTCATGGCCGAGAGCGTCGACTGGAGATTCTGATTGACCGCGCGCTCTTGCATCAGGGCATTTTCGAGCCGCTTCAGCCGGGCATCGAAATGCTCAATCGGCGTATCGATCGTCGGCAGATCGTCCGATACGGCCGGCGTCGCCGGCGTTCCGCCAGCCGCAACGATCCGCTCTTGTAGCTCCCGGATTTGCTGCTTGAGTTTTCGCATTTCGCGAAAAGGCGCGTTCTCGGGTTCGCCTTTTGCGAATGGTGCTGCGGGCGGTGCGGCACCGGCATCGGCGTCTCCAATCTCGGGCGGCCCTCCCGTCTCGACCACATCCGGGGCGCCTTCAAGCGGCCGAGCTACTTCGCCGTCCGGCGGTTCCGTTGCTTCCGGCTTAGGGGCCGTCAAGGGCGGTTGGACCCGTCCGGTCTTCAGCCATTGTTCGACGTTATCTATGCGCGCCATCTGCTACCCCTCCATCCCTCTTGATTGTGATCGTTACGGACAATTCATTCAAAGGCGTCATTTCGCCAGTTGTTTCAACCAGCATGGCGCCATCGGCTGCGCTAAGGTAGAACCGGATCAAATCAGCGACCATGAAAGGCATGTTACGGACCCGGCGAAATTCCTTATCGAGAGCATCGGGCGCCCCGACCATTTTAAGCGACCATTTCATCGTATAGCCTGTCCGTGAACGGCACGCCGGCGGCGGCCCCGTCCTTGATTACTTTCAATAGCTTGTCTTCCACGTCCGGCGCGAATTCGACGTTGTAGCCTTTGACCTTCTCGGCATTTTGGACAGCAATGCGGATTGCTTCCTCGGGCGTATCGCCAAAGCCGAGCGCCGAGCCGACTTGATCCAAATGCCCATCCGGAACGTGCCAGTAGACGCCTTTGGGATCGCGGAATGCGCGGCGCATTCGGAATAGCTCGCCGACTTCATCCGGAATGTCGAATGCGATGAAGTTATCCTCCGCGTGTGGCGTGTAGAGCACGACCTGGGCGGCGTACTCGGCGATCGGTTGCGGCTCGACTAGCTCGCCGCCGGCGCCGGCCATGATGATGTCTGCCCAATTCGAATACAGCAGCCCCATAATTTCGCCCGGCGGACTTCCGAGGCGCGTCGCCGGATCGGTTATGTAGACTTCGCCATCTTCGGCGATCCGTTGCTCTGTGTGGAAATTGCCGCGCATCCCGAGCGTTCGCAAGTCCGGCCCAAGCGCCTCGACAATTCGAATGGCCGCCGGCATCTGCGCGACGTTCTGAACGCGCGCGACGTAGGCCCGATTCTTATATTCCCATCCCCACATCCCGAGCCTGGGAAACATTCCGTCAATTACATAGCCGTCATAGCCGGGCTCGACGCCGGGAACCGGCTTTTCGCAGACAAAGACGACGCGATGCGCGCCCGGCCCGAATGCTCTTTTCTTTTCCTCAAACCAATTCTGTGTAGTGAACCATGTTTCGTGATGATAAGTTTCCGCGTCGCCTCGAAAGAACGAAATTTTGATCCATCGGTCTTCGTTCTCGGGCTTCTTGAGATATTTTTCCAATTCGTCCATGCCGGTGATGATGTCCGCCGGCACAACCGGGAGCGCAAGACGATCCAAAACAGCCCGATAATTGACCCGATCAAGCTCCAAGGCATCCGACAGGCCGCAGCCCCAGACGCGATAGCCCTTTTTCCGGAGCCACGTCATCATGTCGCCGTCACCGCAATCGAGAAAGATGATGACCGAGGCTTGGTCTATGTATTTCTCGAACCAGTTGACGCGCGTGAGGCCGGGAATGTCCCCGGCCATAACGTCTCTAAGATGCGGATGCGAACTCATCCATTCGGAGAAGTAGAACGTCTTAGTAAAGCCCGGCGCGATGGCTTGCGCAAAATGCGTGAAATCGCCCGAATCGTAGACCAGCGCTGTGCGTCCGTTAGCCATCAGTCCGCTAACCTTACCCGCATATCGCGCTCGCGCCGACGGGCGGCCCCGCGCTGGCGCGCAATCTCTCGCCACACTTCCGGATGTTTGTGTTGGAAATGATTATCCATCCAGAATCGCGGCCATGTATCTCCGCGTTTCATCTCCGCTTCTGTCAGCCGTGCGATGTAATCGCAATGCCGGCACTTAACACCGGGCGCGTTTTTCATACCCTAATTGCGCATCCCTTGTAGACCGCGACGACGTTCTGAAAGAACTGGACAACCAAATCATCCGGGACGATTTTCGCGATGTCGGCCTTGAAGCCCTCCAGATCGCCGGCCTCGGCCGCCAGGTCGCGCCGCAACGCCCCATATTCCTCGCGCGAGAGAAAGATCACAGGCACTAGCCGAGCCCCGAGTTGGAATTGCGTCCATCGACCCGGTGTTTCCTCCGCTATAAATAGGTCAATGTCAGATAGGGAGATAACCGGAGCCTCAGCGCCCACCGTGCGCTGGCGATTGTCCGGTTGTGGCACAGGCTGGACGGTGGCGGTCACGGGCGCCGGCACGGGGGAAGGGCCGCCCGGCGCCGCGTGACCGTTCTGCGCGGCTGCGAGACGCGCAAAAAGCAATGCCGGAGTCGCCAAGATTTGACTTTCGACGGCGTTCGTCAAAACAGCCAAGGCCTTGCGGCCCTTCGGCGTCCACGGCAATTCTTTCAATTCCCCGAGAATCGCGCATGCGCGAACGAGTCGATCGAATTTGATTTCGACCGGCTGCGATTGTCGCCGCTTGCGACGCTTCTTCTTAACTGGCGTTTCCGTTTCTTCCATTGACCCCTCGATTTAGAAGCTATTGCCCCGCGCCGCCGCCCGCCGGCTGCATCCCCGAGCTGAAAATGTCCAGCGCGCCCTTCGCCAACTCCATGCTGTGCTGCTGCCGGGCTCTCGCCTCATTGTGAGCATCAAGCAGGCCCGAGAGCACGGCCGTTAGATCGTCGCGTTTCATGCCGGCCATCGTGGCTTGTGCTTTCGCAAAGTCGAGCGCGGCCTTCTGGCGCATGCCCTGAACGTGCGCCTGGATTTCCTCGACCGATCGCGCCTTGCCCCGGCCGCCGACCGAAAGCCCCTGCTGTGCCATTTGCTGTTTCTGCTGCGCGCTCTGCGCGATCGACTGCTTCAGCTTGTTGCGGAATTTCGCCGGGATCATCAGCATGTCGAGAATGTCCGGCAGAAAGTTACCCGTGCGTATCAGCGCCGGCGCGATCTGCATTACCTGATCCGTCCATACTTGCCGCGCCGTGGGGTCCATGTCCGTTTCTTCAATGAAGACTTCCGTCTTCGTATTGAAGGGCGACCGCATCAGCTTGAGCATTTGCGGGTCGGCTGGATCGCCGACCGCGACAAGCCGATCGTCCGCGAGCAACCGGAGATGCGCGAGCGCGATTTCCGCGTCTTTCTTTTTGAACTGCGCGAAGTTGTCGAATTCCGAGGCCAGCAAAAGCAGACCGGCGAACATGCGTTGGCGCTGTGAGGCGCCCGATGCCGATGTTGACGATGGCTGCGCGAACGCCTCGGGAGACAGGCCCGTGACATTCTCCATAGATTTCGTCGCAAACTGGAGAACGGCGAGCGCGGCGTCGGGCACTTGGCCGACGCTCTTTTCGCGAAACTTGCCCTGTGACAGCGCGCCCGTCTTGAGCCGCGTCCAACCGCCCGGCTTGGCCCAACTCATCTCAAGCTCTTTGGCCTGCCCTTCGTCGACGGCATCCGACTCATAGACTGCGCCGCCCTTGCCCTGATACGCGATGATCTCGATTAGCTGATTGAAATACCTGTTCGCGTATTCCTGGGGATTGATCAGCGCCTGGACAAAGCCATACCAGACCTTATCCTGTTCGTTCCAATTGCTGGTGACGGCGTTGAGGCAGAAGTCGTCTTCTGTCGGGAGACGCTTCGGCATCTCCAGCATGTATTGATCACCGAGTAAGTAAGTCCTCCAAAACGTCCGCTTTTCTACGCGGTCGAAATCCTGAATCTCGGCCTTCAGCATTTCTTTGACGTTATCGCGGTATTTGTAAAAATTCTTTGGTCCGCGCTCCGGGAGCCAGCGATCAAGTTGCTGGACCGGATCGTAGAAGTAGACGCCCATCTCGTCCTCCCACCACTGGAATTCTGTGATGGCCGCCTCGCCCTTCTTCGGCTGCTTCCCGGAAGACGCGATGCGGTTGATGGGCTCCGCCCAGATATAGGGCATGACGTATTTGACGACACTCGGCATTTCGCGAGATGGATACTGCATGTCGGCCGAGCTAGTAAACGCCTGAATATAGCTTTTCATGTCCGGCCAGCGACGCATCGCTTGGTCGACCGGGAGATTGCTGCATCGCGCACGCCAGCGCGTACCTTCAAGATTCTGATTGCCGGATTGCGGCCACATCATCTCTAGAGGCGAGATGCGCTTATAGCCAGGCAGGCCGCCGGGGTCTTTGTGCTTGTCGATGAATTGGTCCGACCACGCCATGCCGCAGATCAGCAAATCCTCGAACACGCGCCCGTGGTGCCAGCGAGCCTGTGAGACGTTTAGCTGCCACTCCGATGTCCGCGTGAGATATTCGGCATACGCGGCCTGTTGCTGCCGATCTTCCACCAGAGGCAGATACAGCAACGCCAGGGGCGCCCGGCGTTGAATGCCCGAGACAAACCGCATGAATTTCTGGACGTTGTTAAAGGCCGCGAGCGCGCGCCCGCGATTCTGCATCAGCGTTATATCGGAATCCCGGAACTGCTTGTTCGCGATGAACCGATAGCATTCCATCGCCTGTGTGCGGAATTTCTCGACATGCGGCTTGGAGTCCCGCATTTCTTTTTGCATCCACTGGACGAGATGCGTCAGGGGCCGCTGTATACCGGGGACTTTATCCAGCGACGGCGGCCGGGTGCGCGGCGGCGGCATCTTGATGAGCGGCCCGGTGCGCTCGCCGACCTCGAACTCGGGCATTGAGTTGAGTAAATCCGCCGGCGGCAGATCGTCAGGTAGTCCGAGCGTACCCATCTTCCCCCTCCGCTATCCTACGAAACGCTCTCCGCAATTCATCCTCGGTCGGAATATGATCAAGGAGCGACGCGAAGCGGCGCAGCGTATCCGCCTCGCTGGCACCCGGACGAGAATCCAGCGCGCGATCGCGCTGGCGCTGTTTCAATTGTCGCGCGAATTTCCCCAACGCTGCACCCTGATTGTTAGCTTCCCTTCTAAATTGGTCCCTTTGAGCAATTGGCGCAGCGTATGATTCGCGATCTTCTGCATACGCGCGCAGCTTTCGGGGGACGCCCATACTTTCTCGGCGTCCGTAGGCGGCGGCAATTTGAGCGGCTTAAATTTCACTTATCCCCTAACCTCATTCAACAGCTTCCACTTCGCGTTTTCGAGAAGCCACAATTCATCGGCACAGGTCATGTCGCAGGATGAGACCGTTCGATAGAAATGCACGGCCTTATCGTCGGGAACGCTCGATGCCGTCACGATCAAAATTTTCTCGATAATCTCGCCATCGTTGATGCGATCGAGAACCTTGGCGATCGTCTCCCGCGTCTTCTCGGTAAATGTCTTCAATTCGACTGCGCGTAGCTGTCCCATCAGCGATACTCCGGGCACCAGCGAGCGTGATTGCGCGGGACGAGATTGCATGCTTGATGACGCGCCGCACATTCGCATTGTGTAGGGCGGGGTTTAGCTATTACCTCTTCCCGGTTTTTCAGCCCCGCAAAGCTCCCCGGTGTAGGCGATTGCTTCGGCTCCGCTTGCATGGCGATCGCCCTCACGCAAGCATCGCTGCCTCTTTTGGGTATAGGGTTCGTCACCAGCCTCGATTTCTCCGTCTATGCCGCTTCCGTTCCGCCGCGCGAATCTTCTCCAGGTCGCGCGGGCTCAGATTCTTCTGCTGAATCTGATTGACCATCGACACGCGAGTTGGCACGCTCGCCAGATAATCAGCCGCGTCGCGCTGCGCCCGTAGCTGCTGTTCGATTTCCGCGCGATGCGCGATTGATTTATCCCGGCCGTTCATACGAATTTGGTCTTCCCCTCATGGCCGTGGACGTTTCGCGCGGCTTCCATGCTGTTGTGAATCGACATGCTGAACGGCGGAACGAGCCAGCTTATTACGACCTTGCCGCTCTCGAATTCAACGCCTTCGGCCACAATGCCGGTCCCGCTTACGCCGCTCACGTCTTCTTCGCGCAGTAGATGGAATTGCCTCATGGCAACGCAATTCCTACCGCTTGCTCCACGATCTGCCTAAGTATCCTGATTTGGCTGACTGTTTCACGCTCGAAGTTGGCAAATCGGTCTCCGAAAATTGCGATTTCCTTTTCTAGCTGACCGATTCGATCCAGCATAGAAACGGGCCTCGGCGGTTCGATGTGCCCCAGACGATTGTCGGGCATCGTTGATGGCATTGCTGCTGCCGGTTGATCGTAGCTGCTGAATTTTCCTTCTCCCATTTTGACCCCTCCTAGTAATTTACGACCGGCCACAGATTGCTCTTGCGCCGGTTGCATTTTTGACAAATTGGCCGAAGATTAGCGAGCAGATGCGCGCCGCCCTTACTCAGCGGCTTGACGTGATCGATCTGTTCCCATGGCGCTCCGCAAAGCCAACACAGGCCGCCGAATATCGCGATGCGACCGAGAATCCCCGATGCGGGCAAAGCGATTGCCGTCCGCGCACGGCGGCGAGATTCATATTCCACTTTTGCTAAAAGAAGACGCTCGCGATTCGCCTCCCTCCAGCGCGTGTATTGTTCCTTGTGGCGCATGGCATGGCGCCGACGCCATTGTCGGGCGTAGCCGGCCATCTTTGGTTTATTTCGGCCGGACCATGCGCGAGTAGCGGCACAATGGCATTCCCGGCAACGCCGCGTGATGGCAGGATAAAATTCGACGGTCGGCTTTTCCATTTTACATTTCTGGCAAACGCGGGTTGCGCCGACGGCCACTTCCGCATCCCATTTCTCGGCGGCTTTCCGAAACCAGTTTCGCATGTACTCGGTCATTGATGCGCCCCATCCCGAAAGCGTAATTCACAACCCAGGAGCCTTGCGGCTCGTAATACGTCGACTTCTCTTTGCGCCCCGGTACGCTATGGTCGAAATACATCTCGGGTTCCAGAATCCGGCTCAAGCAATCCAGCGCGTCGTCGTGTCTAGTTGTACGCTTCCCGGCGTACCGATCATATTCTTCCTCAAGGAAATACCGGATTAAATCCATCGTCTCGCCGTTTTTGAGACGCACCAGATGCCGGCGCGGCATGACAATCTGACCCTTGCGAAATACCGGAACAAGATTCCCGATGCGATTCTCTTTTGATTGCCCATGCGACGGCCCGGACCTGCCCAATGGAATAACCGAGGTATCCAGCCGGGCCTCAAGCATGGCATTTTTCAGGTGATAGGAATCCGACCCGAGGCCGACTTCTTCGTACCCGACCTTGAGAGGCTTCCATTTTTTGATAAGCCGGATGATTTCGGCCTGCCGCTCACCGGGGTCGAGCCTGTCCAATGTCCAATCGGCCAGGATGAAACCGGGGTCGTGAGATGGCGGAATGGCCGGCACGGTACAGATGACCATGATGGACGTTCGGTCGCTGGTGGCCTCTTTGCGCAGCGCCGGGTCGACCAGAATGTATGTATTATATTTGCCCGGCCTAAGCGGCTTGTCGTACCAAAGAATCCAGTTACGCGAGGCAAACCACGGCCCTTGTCCGCGCTCGGGCGCCTGCATGAACTTGGCATTCCAGAGCGATTGATTCAGCTTGTGGCTCTCGTAGTGCTCGGGCGGGAAACGCTCGGGCCACAGATATTCTCCACTGTCCATCTGGGCCGGCAGAGCGAGGATTTTCCAAAACTCGCCCTCTTTCTCCATGACGCGATCGACAAAATCGTTGAGACACCATCGGGTAGTTATCAGAAGAATCTGCCCGTTTTCATTGAGACGGGTCTTCACGACCGCCTCGAAATTCGTATAGAGATTCGACATTCGAGGCGCGGACATGGCCTCCTGCATATTCTGGATCGGATCGTCCATCAGAAGCAGGTCCGCGCGCTTGCCCTCGACCGTACCGCCGAGGCCGATGGCATAGAACGACCCGCCTTCTTCTGTTCGAAAGAATTTCTTGCTCTGTGCGCCCATGCGCAGCCGGAAGTTCGGAAAGACTGACCTGAACGCCTTGCTCTTGACGCCGGTCTTTATCTTCTCGCCGAAGTCCTCGGCGAGTTGATTCGAATAGGACAAGAGCATTACGGTCTTGTCCGGCTGATTGCCCATGCGAAACATAGGCATCGGGATCGTGATCGCTGTCGTCTTGCCGTGATTAGGTGGCAGCAGAATCGCGAGGCGTGACCATTCGCCTTTTTCGAATCGCGTGATCGCCGGCATGACAATCTCGCGCTGGAACCGCGCCAGCTTGAGACGCGGATTCATCGTCGCAAAGAATAAATTATAGTCTTCGCGGATGGCGGCCCGTAGCTCTTGAGGCGTCAGGGGCATGATTTACGAGCCTCGTCGCCTTCGACATATTCAATCCAAGGAATCCAATGGACGCCTTGCCAAAAACCCCATGCGCGCCGAGTACGTCCGACGAATACCAGAGTCCAACAGCCTTGTGATGGAACTTTAATTCGGTGCATGTGCGTTGCTGGAAAAGTGCGAATCCACGGCGCGCGATACCAGCGACCACCTATTGGGCCTTCTTCGTAGTAGGCGCCCCTCAGGCCTATTGTCACAAACCGCTTGGGATGATCGTGCAGATCGAGCGACCAATCGTCGGCGACGAAATGATGTATATAAGCCGCAACCCCCGAGCGCATCTTGAAAATCGGCCATCTATATAAATACGTCGGGCATCGTTCGTGTCCGTTGATTTCTTCGGCCTTGCCGAACAGCGCATTGAGGATAGAATGAATCATCCCTTGTGCTCATGCGGGAATTGCACCACGCGCCCGCAGCGGTAGCAGAAGATCGTCATGGCTTCTTCTCCAATGCGGCGCGGGCGATTCCACATATGAGATTCAGCGCCGTTTCCTGCGCTTCGGCAGAGATTGCACCGTCGGCCATGCGTCTAATCTCCCGCAACGCAGCCTCAAGCTCCGCGATGCGCCGCGTAACAATACGAACGGCAAACTCCTCTTTGGACGGCTCATCGTCGCCGCGCAGCCGCTCGATCTCGTCCAGCAGTTCGCGCATCTCACCAACGTCCATTACGATTGTCGGATGGCACCACTCAACCCGCTTCCGCAACGCCGCAATATCAATCATGGCAAAAATGTCCTGGGTTCGTGGACGCCATCGGCGCCGGCCGGAATTTCAGATAGGCCGTCGTCCGATTCGACATGAAGTCGACCACTTTGCGCTCCAGCGCCGGGTTAACTCGATCCGTTCCGCCGCATCGGTCGTAGACCCCGAGAATATGCGTCGGCGGATTTGTTCGCACATCGATCGCGTCGCTGTCGATCCGTTGCTCGCCATCGGTCAAGTCCAATATCCCGCCCATCTTCCCGGCCTCGGCCTGAAACGAAGTACGTTGTAGCGGCCCCGCGCCCTCGCCGCTCGGCGGCGTGTTGCATCCCGTGGACGGCACGATGCTCCAATTGTGCGCCACGCCGGAGCTAACCGTTCCGCCGTGATTCCATTGGTATGTGATAGACGCGGAAGAATTGAGCGAAGCGAACGCGCCGTTAGCATCGACCATGTAGGTTGTAGTCGGATTCGAGACAGAGATGGCTTCCAAAAAGCCAACCAAGAAATTCGTCTGCGTGCTGGAATTCCCACAATGATCGTAGTGAAAAATTCCCGTACCTTCGTCCGATGCCGATGGGGCATTATCCCACGTTACCTCGACCAAGCCATTCATCGCTGCCGTGTTGGCATTCACGAAGCTGCCGCAAGAGCTAGACAGATCAACAATCGTCCCCGAGAGAGTAAAGGGATTGCTCGCGTGAGCGTAGAGATTCGAACTATATGCCGATGGACCTTGGAATGTGCAGGTATTGGCCGTCACGCCGAGGATCGTCGGCCCCATGTACACATGAGTCAGCGTGCCGATCCCTTCATCCCCGTGCGCGTACTGGCCCCCATTGGGAAACGATTTGAAAAAGCCGATTAGTGCGTCATCCGTCGCGCCATACGCGGGAATAGATGCGAACGAATTTGAAGTCAGCCCACTCGGAATCTGAGACCATTCGGCCGGATTATTGAGCGCGAGCGTGTAGGCGCTCTCGGGCATGACGACCGTTACATCGTTTGCAGTATTTGGTCCGCTGCCGCAGCCGTTGCCGGCAGTCAGGACCGGGGCCGCCTGCTCATACGTCACGCCCGAAACGCACGCATCGACCGAGGCCGAGGCGGGCTGCGGCGAGCATCGCGGATTCGACGCGGCCGGTGAGTCGATCTTGGATGGCCCGTTGACGCCATTCGGGTTCACGCCATTGCATACCGAATTCCACAATGGGTTGAATCCCGCGCCCAGGCCCGCTGTGATAGCGCCATACGTCCCGGTCTTGCTGTCGTAGACCATCACGCCGGTGACGGCGATCGCATAGCCGCCGTTGTAGAGCGCGGGATTGCGATAGCTGATTCGCGAGCCCGCGCCGCCCGTGTTGATCTGCGCCAGCGCCGGCTGGCAAAGCGCCACTACGATCGCTGCAACGAAGCTCGCATTTTTTAGCATGCTCATCTTCCTTCGTATTGCCTCAAATCATACAGAGCATCCGCAAGCGCAATCAGCAGAGTTGCCCGTCGGCCCGATACACCGAGGCGGCGCCGTTGCTTCCATCGTCGATTCGCCATTCGGCGAGAGAGCCGTCCTCGGGCGGATCGTCCATATCGCAAGTCGTGACAGTTCCGCGAACAATATCGCTGCCGATTTCCACCGCGAACGAAAGCCGCGCCGCACAGGGCACATTTCAACATCGATCATCCTTCTATCAGCCGATCGACTTCCTCGGGCATGAATCGCCACGCGCGGCCGATTCTGAATCCTCGAATCTCGCCTTTCGCGATCATCTTATGCAGCGTGACCCGCGTGACCCGGAGAATGTCCGCAACTTCCTTCAATTTCAGGACGCGACCGGGACCGGCGGCTTCTCGGCGATCTTCTTCAGCAACTCCCTCAATTGCACATGGACACATGTGGCCCTCGACTGATACGACCAATTTTTGCAAATCTTGCAGATATTCTCCGTCGTGCCCCAGGCGTTTTGTGAGACGATGCCCTTAGACAGTTTCTCCAGCATCGCCGCCAGTTCCGGGAGCGTCATCCCCCAAAGTCTCAAGGTCGATGTAGCGCTCGGCGTCGGCTGAAACCTCGGGAATGACGGCGCCCGCGCCATCGTCCGCTGATCCGCCGGATTGTCCAACGGCGGCATCGGCGGATTGATCGTCTCCGGTTGGTTCACTTGCGGTCCCGTCTGTGCGTTGATCATCTCCGCCTTGATCTTCTCGTTCTTGCTCATCGATCAACCTCTGCGCCGATTGGAGTAGCGCTCTTTCGTCTTCGTCTACTACTTCGCCGACCGGAACCTCGCCCCGGAATTTCTCGCGAATATCGATCGCCTTGAGAATCGCGATGCAGTCTTTGCGCACGCCCTCATACTCACCGGCCACGGTCGGGTCCGTCAGCTTCCCGAATCGCCGCTGGTCGAGCATATACCCAATCTGCTTGACGCAGAAATCGGCCTGTTCATAAGCCGTGCCGTCCATCGGGAAGCGCATAATCTTGAGCATCGAAGTTGACGCTTCCAGAGTCCCCAGGCCGCGAATCAATTGGAAGATGTGAATCCGCCGATGGCGCATGTATTGAGGCAGGGATAGAATGCCCTCGCCCCATCGGGCGACGAATTTTCGGTAAGTCAGCCCCATCAGGATCGATTCGTTCATGGCCCGGCGCTCGGGCGCCTTACAGATGGGGCAGGTCTTGATCCACTGATTGACGCCAGTGCCGCGCGCCGGCGCCACGCGAACCAAGTCCTCGATACGCTCGGCTGCCGCCTCGGCCTCCCGCAGCGTATCGACCCGCAGACGGGCTCCGTCCGGGGCTCCTCGGCGTCTATTCGTCCGCTTGCTCATCTTTCTTTCGGGGCGAAGGGCCGCTATACACTCTACGAGAGCCCGAAGACCCTCAACGACCCCTCGCCCCTTTCAACCCTACTCCGCATCCGCCTCTTGCAGAATGTTCCCCACGGCATGCCGAGGCGAAGTCTCCGACGTTGACGGCGGCATAGACCGTCGAAAGGCATTCCATCGAGCCACTTCCGTTCCCCCGTCTCCGGAATGCAGAAACAGCCGCTCGCGCGCCACCTGGGCGATTTCCCTGCCGATTCTCACGAAAACATTGCCCGGTCGGGCTAAAATATCCTCGATTTGCTTGCCGAGAAAGACCGCCGGTACGAGCATGTAATCACCATCGGAATCTCTCGACACGACCATTGCCCAGATTCTCAGGCCCGGCCGCCACGGTCGAATGTCCGGCGCCGTTCTCGGGCGTTGTGGCAGTTTTGACAGTTCCTGTCTCGGCACTCCGCTCCCGGCCATTTGTCCCCTCCTGCGAAGCAACTTCTGTTTCCGACTCCAGCTTTCCCAACTCATCTATGGCGTATTTCAGAGCCGCAGCGGCCCGCTCCTTCTGGATTTTCAGCTTGATGATTCTGTTCGCCCTTTGGCGTCGCGTCATCTGTTCTATTGGCGGCGATTTAATCAAATCGTCCCACTCCCCCCAAAAATCGAAATCCTGGATGCTCAAAGACGCCTTAGAGCGAATCGAGCCAATCGGCGATCTTCTCGCGCGACCATCCCCTATCGTCGTTCAGCGCGATGATCTTGTTCATCAGAAGCGTTTCTTCGATGCGGTCCTGCAACTCAGGGAATTGCCGATGCAGGCGATACGAAAAAACAGACGGCGTAAAATTGGCTCGGTCGTATTCAAATCCGACAGCGAGCGCGGCGGCTCCAAGCGCGCAAGAGGCCAATTCTTCGCCCCATTCACCGGGTGGAACGAAAGTCAGCCGCCGACACTGGACCGGGCTAATCTTGCATCCCCGGCGAATAGCCTCGGCCAGCGCGTGATACTTTCCTGCCTTCTTTACAGCGGGCGTTTCCGGGTTAGCTTTCGGCGTCTCGGTAAACATTTCAGGCCTCGTTTTCAGCAGAGCATCAGCCCGTGCGCACGCCAGACGTGATAGAGAAACACATCCGCCCAGATGCGAACTGCCGGATACCATTTCCGCTCGTTGCAGAATGGACACCGGATGGATTTACCCACGGCTCGGCCTCACCCCGATCGCCCAGAGAGCATCCATCAGACGTTGAATGTCCTCGGGCTTGTAGCACGCTCCGGCGGGCTCGTAGCCCGACAACATCTGCGAATCTGTCAATTCGCATGGAGTGACAATCGTCATGCAGATATTTTCGCGCGTCCGCATCTCCGGCTCTTTTTCCAAAGAAAGCGCAGTCTCTACAAGGGAAATTCGCCGTCCGTAATCCCAACTCTGCGCATAAAACTTCACCGAGCAGGACGGAATCCGCTCCATGCTCCGCGCATTCTCCCAAAAATCTTTCGGCAATTTCGCAAAATCCCCGTATATCGGCTCCAATTTCTTCCCTCCAGCGTCTCTTAGCGCAAATAAATCCATCCCCCGAATTATGTAGCGCTAATGACAGTCTATGTCAATGTCACAACTGTCAATTAATTCAATCTCCCATCTCAAACGTGCGGAAACCCATACGGAGAGAATAAGAATCTTCAATTCGCAAAATCTGAAAATGTGACTCCCTCAAGATAGACGCTAGTGGGAAAAGGCAGCCTAGCCCCCAAGGTATCCCCACACATCGAGGGGAGTTAAGTACTCACGCGGAGACCCCCTGAAGGGCGGCCTTGGACGGCCGGCAAGGTATCCCCGACCACCCTAGGACGGCCGAAAGGATGCCGAGGCCGGGCCGGTCAGACCTCAAGCGCTGGCGATAATTCGCCATAACTTCGCCGATATGCGCTAACCTATTGATATCATTAGACAATCGCCGACTATCGTAGTTAACAGAATGCGGCTTATGCGAAGCTGATGGCCGAGGCCTCGGCTACAGGCCGGCCCGCGCGGCCTCGGGCCATGACATCCGATTAGGCCGACCTACGATTATCTGATGACGATTAGGACGATAGCGGCCGAGACGTTCGCCGACGTGGCATCTTATACAGGAAAGAGTTATAGCGTGATATCGATTCGCAAAATGCGAACGATGAATACAAGATGCGAATGCTGATAAAGCCTTGTAAGTATTGACATTTCTGACAGTATTGACAGGACTTGACAAAAATATGATATAATCAAGCCTCTGATATGTTACGAGGCAAACACAAGATGAATGCTAACGAATACCGGACTTTCCAGCCGTGCGCGCGGCGGCAGCATGCCGAATGCCTCGGCGCGAAATTCGAGAATTTGTCCGATAAGATGGGCAGCTATCAGGCCCGGATCGTTTGCGATTGCTATTGCCACAATCAAGGCGAGATATGGCCGGCGCTACATGCGCCTGAACGGAAACAGGCCGAGCTATTCACCCAAGAGGCCGGCGAGTTATTCGGCCGGAAAGCCAGCTAAGCACCGATGACGACCTCGGCGACAATTCAATCTGACCGAACAGCAATCAAGCCGAATAACTTGATAGGGGATGATCGCATGGACGACTACGAGAATTGCAGGGATTCCGAACGCTGCCCGGTTTGCGGCCGAGACAAGGATCGCGGCCTGCTTGCATGTTGGGCGTGCTTTAAACGCTACGACATGCGAAACGGATTGACGAACGCGATTCGCCGGCTACTGGAACAGGCCGAGGCCCGCTAATGGACGAAAAAATGGACGATGCAGCTTTCCAGCTTAACGGGATGCGGGTCTTCGAGGCCCACTTTCCCGTCAATGGACAACCCGCAACTCGCACGCGGTTCGTAGTTTTGCCGCGCGCGCTATGGCGATCTTGTGGCGTTTGCCATTGCCCGATTTGCCGAGGCGCTGAGGGTTTTTGGGATACGCTCGCCGTGCCTGAACAGAAAGACCCGAAGCACCGCGAACATGCGTATACGGTTCACTATCCCGAATTGAGGCGCAGATAATGGATTTGGCAATCTATTGGCTTCTCTACGCGATAGCGACGCTCGGCGTCGCGCGGCTGATGGCGCTTGGCCTCGGCCGCGTGGCGTCACCGCGCATTTATCGCACCGCGCCGGCCGGCCGCCGGTAACTCTCTCAACTAGGATAAGGGACGATCCTATGCTCAAGACGTTTAGACCCGTATCGGACGCCGAGGCGCGATTGATCTTGATCCGCGCCGCTATGGA